ATCCTTTCAGTTCTTAAGTCTGATGTAAAACTTCCTACAGGTAATACACGAGATAAATCAGGACATGGTGGTGGTTCTATGTTTTCTACTTTTTTTTTAGGTTGTGGCACAATAGGTGGTTTATATATTGCTTGTTGCTCTGATTGTGTAGGCGTTACTGTTTTTATAAGTTTACTTGGATCGTACTCTATTGGATTAAAAGAAGGCATTTCTCCTTCTGGACAAGTTACATATGCATTTCTATCGTTGTATAAAATACTAGGATTTTTTGTTATCTCTAAATCTCTGTGGTACAAATTGCAACCGGGAATAATTCCTGTTAAAACGTGTTCATTTATAAATGGTAATTCTGGTATATCTATTTCTGGTATTTTAATTTCTGGTACTTTAATTGTAGGCATTAAAGTTTAGGAATAGAAACGCCTGTAGTTTTTGGTAAACCTTGATCTAATGCTTTAGGCATGATTCCTGATACCTTTTCCATAACCTTATCCATCATCATCTTTTCAAACTGTGGACTAGTTATGTAACGATAACCTGCATAAGCTCCACCTAAAGTTGAAATACTAATCACAAACGATACGATGGATAAAATTGAACTAATTTTAGAAAGCATTTTAAAAAATGATAAGAGGTGTATTCGTAGTTATTTATATGTTAATCATAACTACAGTGTGTGTAAGCACACCCCTATTCATATTAAGTTATATTCTTAGAGTTTTATCTTCAAACCCAACTTCGTGCCGTATGCGTTAGTTGTATCTGTAACGATAGAAAATTCTCCGTAAACGTCAACTCTTTCTGAAGCTGCTACTGAACCACCAACTTTACCAGAGAAGTTTGTGCTTGATTCGCCACCATCAGGGTTAGATAAAAACGCACCACCTTGTAGGTAGTAAGAAGCAGTTCCATTGCCACCTTCGTACCCTAGGTGTAGATCAGTTCCAGAACCGTTATAGTCTCTACCTGTGTAAGAACCATTGTTCTCTACGTTGACGTAGAACCCTGCAAAAGCGGGTGATATTGCTGAAGCAGCAGCTACAGCTAAAAGTTTTTTAAGCATTTAATTAATTAAATTAAAGTTGTATGCTAGTAGATTTTTTATTCTTTTCAAGTCTTTTGTTACTACGACATAATCTAGTCCTACACGCTCCAGAGCAATATATCTTTCTTTGTTCCATTGTATTAAATGTAGCACCACAGGCAGGACACTCTCTAACAAGTATCCCTTCTACTTTTTTTCGTTTTTTACCTCTAATTCTATATTATCTGTTTTTTCTTCCTCTTCATTTATCTTTTGCAATAACAACTGATAAGCCTGTATCCCACCTTCTAATTTAAGAACATAAGAATTTTGTTTAATAATTTCCTGTTGCCATTCTAGAATTTGTTTTTCTATTAGTGCTTTCATTAAATCTTTGTTTTTCCTAGTGTAACAGCAGCATCTTGTGCTGTGAAGTCTTCAGTGGTCCAAATACTAGTAGTACCATCCTCTTTTTTATATGCCTTAATAATTTCAAGATGCCTTACATTTCTATCTATTTCTTCTTTCTGCTCATCTGTTAAAGAAGATAAAGCAGCAAGAGTATTTATTACAGTTACACTATCTCCAGCATTAGTAAAGATAATTGCAATTTCTTCAGCAGTGCGTTCAGCCATTTGATTTTAGTTTCTCAACCTCTATTGTAAGCTCTTGGATCGCTTTGACAAGAATTGGTACTAACTTACCGTAACTTGCTTCTAAACGATCAGGATTTTGATCCATAACAAGACCTAAGTAATCAGCATCATTTTCTTTCTGTAGTTGCTGGAAATCTTGTGCTATAAAACCAGCTTCATACAATCCATCCTTGCCATTCCCATCTCTAGTTTCCCATTTAAATTTGACAGGGTTTAAGGATTTTACAAAATTTAAACCAAGATCAAGAATGTTTATATCTGTTTTATCTCTTCTATCTGATAAAGAACTTATTGTTTGTGTGTTAGACCGTATGGTAGCGGTGCTGGAGTTACCTAAAGTGATTTCATTTGATACTGTTGCCGAACTTGCTATGGCTTGACGACCTATAAGAATATTATTTGATCCCGTAGTTATATCTGTAGATGTTTCTGTAAAACCAGCCCTTTCTCCTAGAAAAATATTATTAGAACCTGTAGTGATGGCTGCGCCAGCTTGATGTCCAAGCCCTACATTTCTAGAAGCTGTGGTTCCTTGTGATAAAGCTCCAGTACCAATTCCAGTATTGTATCCACCTGTAGTGCAACTTGTTAAAGAATAAGCACCAAGCCCAGAGTTTCCAGTTCCAGTGGTAAGACTTTTTAAACAATAACCAATAGCGGTTACATTATGTGCAGAAGTAATTGATTGACCAGCTCGATGACCATACAAAGTTACATATGAACCGTGATCAACACTGTCTGTAGAACCATCAGTCAAAGCATTACCAGCTAGATAACCAGCTACTGTAGCTTGATTATTATTGGTAGTAGCTTGTGATACGTCCCAATCTCCTGCAACCGTAATGGTTTTGGTATCTCCTGAACCAGAAGCAGTTATAAGATTACCAACAAAATTTAATGTACTTCCTGAAGTTGATAATGATGAACCTTCTTCTTGCACAGTAACACCCCCACCACCAGAAGCTGCTGCAAATCCAGCTTCACCGTTGGCATCTACAGTTAGTACATGTCCTTCAGTAGCTGTACTATCTTTAACTGTAAAGTTAAGACCAGGAACTCTAAACTTGGTAATGTTAGTGTCACCTATAGTTACTTCATTAGATACTGTGGCTGCACTAGCACTAGCATTTTTTCCAATTAAAATATTATTTGAACCAGTAGTAAGATCGTTTGTACCTGAGTTTCCAGCCCAATTACCTATCAAAGTGTTGTAAGTTCCTGTCGTTATCTGTTTACCAGCTTCTCTTCCCACAGCAACGTTGTGTGTTCCTGTCGTGTTATTAAATAATGTCTGATAACCAACTCCAACTAAATCACTACCTGTTGTGTTGAAGTAACCAACGGCAGCCCCAATAAATGTATTTCTACTTCCAGAAGTTGTACTAAGTGCCACATTAGCTCCTACAGCAGTATTTTGACTACCTGTTGCCAATGTAAGAGCAGTAGCTCCAATTGCTGTATTATTAAGACCGTTGTAGTTAGTTTTTAAAGCACCATGTCCTACTGCCGTTGATCTCGTGCCAGCATAATCTTTACCAGCGTGATAACCAAAGAAGGAATTATATCCTATAGCCGAAGTACTTACCGAGCTACCTGCACTTGTTCCCGCAAGTGTATTCTGTTTTGCATCAGATTCTAAGCCTCCACCACCTCCGCTACCAACCTCAACAACTGATCCACCATCTGTCTTAGTAAAAACACCTCCATCAGTAGTATTAATACCTAATTCACCCACATCAAGATCTGAAGCACTAGGATCACCAGTGCCTCTTTTGTGTTTTATTTTAGACATTTAGAATGAGCCCCCGTCTATAACTCCAACTGTTAAAAGACCACTAGACGGATTGTAAGAAAGACCTGAATCTGTTTCTATTCCTTGTGATCCTGTAGTACCATCAACAAATGTTAAATATACAGTTTCATCTGTTGAGTTATTAGCAGTAGCATTAACGTTTGTGGCAGTAGAGGCTGTGGTAGCAGTTGCTGCGTTTCCTGTAGTGTTTTGATTTAAAGTTCCAATAGTAAATGTTATTTCATCACTAGAAGCATTAGTTGTAATTGCTAAACCACCAGCACCTACAAATGTAGCTGTGTCAGTAGCACTTTCAGCAGCTACAGTTGATTGACCTGATACTGCAATATTAGAAAAAGCATTTTGGTTTACATCTCCACCAGCACCAGCAGCTTCCCATACTAACCCATTTGTATCGTCAAATTTAAGAACGTATCCATCAGTAGGATTGTTA